TCAGCGTAGACGCCATAATCACGGCTGCGCGTGGTCACGGGCCAGTCGATGCCGTAGTAATCGACGCGGGTCTTCACTTCCGCGACGTTCGGCGTGTTGTTGTTCTGGTACTGCATCGGCAGCCGATCGCTCCAGCCGATGATGGTGCCAGGCGGCAGATACGGGTGGATCTTCACCGGGATCTTGATACCGCCGTCGAGGGCGAACGGATTGAAGTACGCCTCGACCATACCGTTGGCCACGATGCCGTACGGGCTGCCGCTTTCGTTGTTATAACGGAGCAGCGGGCCGCTGGCATTGCTCAGCACCTTGGTGGTGACGTTGTTGATTTCCTGCGCGTTCATGTACAGGACCGTCGGCGACACCTGATAATTGTTCCACATCGTCTGTAGCATCGTGTCGATTTCGACCACGCTGCCGCGGCCCGAAGAGGTCAACGGCGTGCCGACTCCGTTGGTGCCGGTGGCCTGCGTGGCGAGGTACGCGTTACCAGAGTTCACCGCCGAGTAGATCAGTCCGTTGAACGCCAGCGTATTCTTGCTGTTGTCCGCGGTGACGGTGGTGATGTTCTGACGGGCCGAAGTCACCAGGCTCGTGAGCGCCACGCTGTTGATCGTGGTCACGGTCTGCAGCAGCACGTTGCCGGAAGTGCCAACGAACCAGGCATACGCCACCGCGCCGGAAATGGCGGGCGTGTAAGCGCTGATCGTGTTGGTGGAACCAGACAACGCGCCGGTGCTGGTGCTGGTGCTGGTGTTGGAGCTGCCGCCGCTCAGCGTATAGCTCTGACCATCAGCGCCCGTCACCGACTTCGAAGTGGCGATGGCGGTAAGAGAGGTTACGCCAGACGCGAGGAAATTGCGATAACCCTCGTAAGTCAGCGCCACAACCTGCACGAGGTAAGTGCCGGCCGCGATCGATCCGCCAGTGCTGGCGCTCGAAACAGTCGGAGCAGTCGGAGTACCGAGCGCCACGCTAGCGTTGCCGCCGAGGATCGCATTCTCCTCTTTCAGCATCATCTTCTGCAGCACGCGCATCACACCAGTGGACCACACGTCTTCAAACGTGCGACCGGCGCTGATCGCTTCAAAGGTGAAGGTATCTTCTTCGCCGAGCGTCACATAAGACGCGGCGACCGGCGTACCGGTATACGACATGCGCGCGGAACGCTGACCTTCCGGCACCCAGCCCATGCTGTCATAGCCGGAACCAGTGATCGAAGTGATCGACACCCAGTGGGTCGCGAGGCCCACGCCACCCGACACGCGGGGAATGACGTTGCGCAACGGAGTTGCCACGGGATACAGGTTCTTCGACGGCGCCTGAAGGTCGTAAGGGACGAGGCCAGTGCTGGTGGTAACGGTTTTCGCCAGGTTATCACGCGCGCCGGTATCGGCGAACGCGGCCTTGATCATAGCTAGAGTTTCTTGCGTCAATTTCGGATCCATATTCATCTCCTGAAACGTCAAACGTTATTACTTAAAACCCAGTAGTTAATGGAGAGGGGCATTCATGGGTTAACTGTTCTGGACGCCCCCACGTTCCAGAAAAGCAGACTTAATCATTTCCTGCGCAGCGGCAGGATCATGCGTGCCAGGCGCTGGTACGACCTTGACGACGGCTTCAGCGGGTGGTTGCTTGCCATCGCGCTCTTTGTCAACGGCGACAACCTTGAGCGAACCTTTGCTGGGCAGCGGAGTATCTTCGAGCTTCTTCAGCCGCGCCGCGAGGTCAGCGTTGTCTTTGGTCGATTTCTCGAGTAGGGCCGAGACGCGCTCGAAGTCGCCGGTCACTTTGACCAAGGTCGCGTTGACTTTGGCGAGGTCGTCGGCCTTCACTGCCTTATCGGCGTTCATATCGCCGTCTTGGTCGCCATCGCCGTCGCCCTTGCCATCTTCGCCGTCGCCCTTATCACACTTCGTGCCCATGCACTTCAATATGTCGTGCATGCTCTGCAGCTTTTCCATCGTTTCCTTTGAGTGCTTGGCGCCGCGCTTCATCAGGTTCTCGACCTGCTGAGCCATAGCCATGACGGCCACTTCGCCAGAACCGGCAGCGTCACCACTGGCGATCATCTCGCTGGTTTCCTCGTCCACCATGTCGCGGAGAATATCGACACCGGCGGCCAGCCAGTCTTGTAGCTGTTTCGGCAACTCGGAACCATCGCCTTCCCAATCAGCCTCGCTCTTGCAGCCGTCGCGCATGTTCGCGATGGTTTGCAGTAATGAAGCAAGGCTGGACACGGTATACATGTTCTTGATGAAAGTAACGCGCTTGGTCAGCTCAGCGTCGGTGATGAACTTATTACCCTTGTCGTCGGCGCTGGGCGGGCCATCCTTGTCGATCTTAGCCTTCCAGGCCGCGATGATCTTGCCCTTGATGGTTTTCAAATCCTCGGCCGAATACTTGGCGGCGTTCTTGGGCTTGTTGATGTAGTTCCAAGCAGCACGGATGTGCTTCTCGTTGTCGATAGGGTATTTCTTGTTCTTCTCGTCGGCGAACTCGACGTCGCCATATTTGTCTTTGCCCTCTTTGGGATCGACGTCATCGCGCGCAGCGACCTTGGCCAGCGCGGCATCGATGAGGGCCTGGACCTGCTCGAGCGTTACGCCTTCGAACTTAGTGACCTCCGGCGCCGGAGCAGCTTGGGCCGGCGCTGCCGCGGCCTGGGCAGGCTCAGCAGCCGGCGTGGCAGCCGGATCGTTATCCAGGCTCGCGGCGTCCTCGGCAGCCTTGGCGATCGCGGCAACGTCTACGGTCTCGGTGACCTTGACGCCGTTCTTGTTCATCAATTCGAGTTCGTCGTTGATCAGCTTGGCCACACGCTCGGGCTCGATGACGCCCTTCGCCAAGATGGTCGCGACCATATTTGCCGCGATTTCGGCGGCTGTGGCCTTCTTGCTCATGTTGGAAGCTCCTGTAGATGGATTCGCGAATTGCTTTTTAATGATGCTGCCGTCAGCCTTGATTACGTCGAAGAACGTCGCCGTAGGAATACACGGCCGGTCGACCAGGCTGATTTCAGACGGGTCGGCGACGTAGCGGGTGAGGCCGTCTTCTTTCCACTTATCAACGTATTTGCCGCCGATCGAAAACCCGGTATGCACGCCCTCTAATACCTTCTCCCACTCGTTATCGTCGACGACCTTGGCGCTGATGTCTATAGCGCACTCATCATCGTTAAAGTCCATCGCCACGAGTTTACCCGCAGCAATATTGCCATGCATGGACCGAAGATTACCGAGCGACTTACCCTTGCTGGCCTTCTGCACCTCGGCGGACCACTTCTCGAAATAGGGCTTGGATTTGGCATAATCGAATATCTCCCCAGAGTGATCCGGAACCTCCTGGCAAGCGCGGCCCCACACCTCGCGGCGGGCCACGTCAACCTTGGTAATACGCGCAAATATATCCATGCTCATCCTCGCAAATTAGGTTAGACAACCGGACTCACGGTGCACTGGCACTGCGGGTGCCCGGGTGTCCATTCATCACCGCTTGGAAATTCATCATCGAAGGCGACCTCGCCAGCGTCGGCATTCTCGGCGCACTCGTCGCACACGTTGTCGTCGTTGGACTCGAGCCAGATTTTGCCCTTGACGACGCCCGACGCCGCGAAGCCTTCACGGTTGCCGTTAGAATCGGCGAACGACATTTCAGTGCGGGCGATCATAGAAGCGCGCGCCGGACTGAAAGCGTATGATTCTTCGATTTCGCTAGCCAAGTGGGCGTTGCTCCAGCCTTCTTCGATGCCGCGGGTAACCGTGCCGCGCAGCATGCCACGCGTCGATTCGGTGATAGCCCACTTTGGATCGGGATTGTCGACCAGTTCGTCATCGATCCACTTCTTGCCGACCAGCTCGGCAGCACGCTTCTTAGCCCATTCGAGCGCACGTTCATTGGCGACGTTGGTCATGTCGTCATCGCGGATGCCGAGGTGCTGCAGCGCCCGCACCGCGCCCTCAGCGGCTAAGGCGCTGATAATGTCGCTGGCATCGCCATGCAATACCGCCCAGCCATCGAGGTCTACCTGGTCGAGCAACGCGTCAACGACGTCGTCGATGTCATCGATGTCATCGTCGTCAGCCTTGCGGACCTTGCGCGCGTCGTTGATCTGCGCAGCAATCAGCTTGCCCTGCTTAGCAAAGAACGGCTTCAGTAAAGCGGTGAACTCGCGCTCACCCTTGGCACGGCCGGCCAGGTTAATCGGCACGGGGTCGATGATTTTGCCGGCGGCCTTTACAAATTTCTTATTGCGCTCCATCTGGCGCAGCAGCTTCCGCTGCAGCTTGCAACGCGGATGATCGTACGGCTTTTCAATGATGTCTGGCGGCGGATTATATTTCTTCTTGGTCTCTGCTTTCTTCAACGCCGCAGCGAGCGCCGGTTTCAGCGCGTCATTGTATTTCTTATAATCATAGCCATCAGCCTGGATCGCCTTCTTCTCGGCCGGGTTGGCGTACTTACTGTGCGCCGTCTCGTAGTCATCGGTCTTTTCGTGCTCGCCCTCGACGGCTTCGTGTTCGCAAAGATACTTGGTCACGTCGACCAGCTCATTGCCCTTACCACCAAGCGCCGAGGCTGGATAATACGGATCAAAGTCGCAATCCAGGTACACTGTCCGTGTCTTAACGAAGTTCTTAGATCCTCCGCCCAGATAGGCTACGTCGTACTTCCAAACGACCTTTACGTCGCCGATTGAGGTTTCCATTGAAGACGCCCGCGCGGGCCGGCGGTCTTTTTTTGTGACCTTGCTCGCGCCTCCCGCCGCGGGTGGCTCCTGTTTGTCGTTATCATTGGCAGGCGGTTGCTTGCCCTCGTCGCTTGGCGGCTGATCGCCGTTTTCGTCGCCACCGACGCCGGGCGGCTTAATCATCGGCGTCGGCTTGCCGGCGCTTTGCGCTTCGTTGAACGCCTCTTGATCTTTCATGAACTGACCGACGAAGATCGGACCGTTGACGCCTATGATCGCGTTGCCCACTCCGATCGGATCGAGGCCGTTCTGAGCACGCACCTCGTCGATCGAGCACGAACCGTTGCGGATACGCATGTCGTCGATCTTAGCCTGCGCCACCGGGTCGACTTCGGCCTCTTGCTGCCAACCGAACTCGAGGTCCGTATAGCCGAAGTAGCGCCACAGAATCCGATTCATCACGTCCCGGACCCAATTCATCATCGGCAGTAAGCCCTCCTCGAGGGCGGCTTCTTGCGCGCTTTCGGCCGTGGCGCGGTTGACCTGCTGGATGAACGGAGTCGGAGCGATAGAGAAGCAGAAACAGCAAATGCGGGCAAGCCATTCGTCGTACGGGTCTTTGAGCGCAACCTCTTTGGTGTTTACTGATTTGATGTCGCCAGGCACGAAGCGGGCCTTGCGCCGCGCGCCAGTGTTGCCAGACAGCAGGCCATCGAACCAGTCTTGGAACTCTTTAATTTGTTTGATATTCCACGTGGCAGGCGTGCCGAACACCTGGTCAGGCAACGAGCCTTCAGTGTAATACTGCAGCTGGTAGAGCTGGCGGCGAAGTCCGATGTTGACGGTCATGACGACCTGCTCAACGTTGGAATAGCCGTAAACTTTGTTGACGCGGAGGTTGCGCGGGCAGTAGATCAACTCGTCGGACGAATAATCAACCGCCGGCACGCCGTGCAGTACCTGCTGGAACGCGGCGCTTGGCGGCGCGGGCGTGCGGCCCTCATAATCGATGAGCGGCTTGATAGTCGTGCCGTCCATAAGGTCGAGGCTGTACAGCTTGCCGGCGTACGTGCGGCGCGGATAGATCGTCGCGGCGTCGGTAACCAGCATCTCCTCGACCAGCATCCGCAACCACTGCTGCCACGTATGTTCGCGATCGGGCAGCTTCAAAAAGTCGGTAACCTCTTTGATGCGCGGGTCGTCGTCTTCGTCGTCGTTGTCCTGGATGTCGATCTTGTTGATTGTCCACTCGATCTTGACGAGCTGGTCTTTGCGCGTTTCGATCAACAGCCGGAGGAGGTCGTAGGTATCGGCGAGGGCCCGTAACTGGGCAAACGAGACACCTTCTTCGGCGCGCGGCGTCCAGCGAAGGTTATATCCTACCGGGTAATCGTACCGGCGCCCTTGTGCCTGGTCTTGGGCCTGCGGAGCGAGCGGCTGTTCAGGGCTAAACCATAAACCGTTGTCGACGCCGGCGACTTTGGGCTTAACACCTTGCGTCGCCTGATCGACGACGGCGGGCGGAATCGGCCGGCCTTGTGCCGCGTTGCGCTTCAGCAGCGCCGCCAAGATTCGCTTGAACAGATTCT